CATCATGATGTCGGTGATGACGATGTCGGGCTTCACCTTGCGGACGAGGTCCCAGGCGTCTTCCCCATCCGTCGCCGAGAAGAAGGTGTACTCGTTGTCCTCCTTCTCGAGGAAGTGCCGGATGAGACTCCCGATCATCTTGTCGTCCTCGACGATGAGGACCTTCAAGCCCTTGGGTCGGTCCATCTCACACCCCTACTGGTGAGGCCCTTCGGCTCGGCTTCTGCTGAGGCAAGGGGCTCTGCACCGCGTTGAGCGGGTCGGCCTGGCTGCCCTTCTGGTCGCGCAGGATCTGCTGGACGAGCATGTAGAGCTGGGGATTGGTGGCCTTCATCCTGTTCAGCTCCATCATCTGCGTCATCTGGTCCTGCTCCTCGAGCGCGTTGGCTGCACGCTTGGCGAGGTAGAGCAGGTTGGCACCGCCGCCCGTCATGCCCTGGGTGAGCGGGCTCTGGGCCTCGAGCGGGATGCCATCGGCCGGGGCTTGCTGGGCGTCCTCTGGGGATGCCGTGGAGCCCGCGGGCATGGCCGGGTCGAGCTGCTGGCCCGGAACCATCTCGCCCTCTTGGCCGGGCTGCGCGCCGGGGGCGCCGGGAGGCTGGGCGCCTTCCGCTCCAGGGGGAGGCGCACCTTCGGCACCAGGAGCTCCAGGAGCGCCCGGAGGCGGCCCCATGGCGGCCTGGGCCTCCATCTGCGCCTTCGTCTGGATGCCCATGACCTCGGCCTGGATGTTGGCCTGGGCGAGCTGCATCTTGCGCTGGTAGTCGAGCTGCTTGGTGAGCTCCTTCTCCTTGCGCTCGGTCTCGACCAGCGGGTCCTGGTCGCACTCCTGCAGCAGCGTCTGGTCGCTGATCTTCTGGGCTTGGTTGAGCTGGAAGTAGAGCGTGCTGCGCTGCAGGTCGTCCGCCATCTTGAAGCGGCGCATGTGCGCGCTGATGGGTTTCCAGCCCATGAAGTAGGCGATGCGCCGGATGACGAACTCGTTGAGCATGTTCTCGTGGTCGGTGCGGTAGCCGATGAACATGTTCTCGACCATCCGCATCGAGACGTTGGAGCCCGAGTACTGCATCCCGCCGAAGACGAACTCTTGGGGCACCCCCATGCCGGCGACGATCTGCTTCGACCAGACGTCCATCTCCTGGTAGAGGCCGAGGGCCTTGCCGTCACCGCCGATGGTCTCGTTGCCGATGGGCAGCGGGAGGATGGGGATGTAGTTGTTGTCGTACTTCCACTTGGCGATCTCCTGCTCCATCCTCGTCTTCCAGGAGTCCAGGTTGATGGTGGTGTAGGGGTCGGCTGAGCCGGCGCCTGCCTGGGGGAAGAGGACTCGCAGCGGGACGATGTGCTCCTGGGCGATGGCCTCCTGCGCCTTGCGGAGGATCTGCAGGTAGAAGGTGTCCTTGAGCACCGGGAAGATGAGGGGCATCCCCCAGCCCTCGTCCTTCTGGCTGATGTTGGGGCGCTTGAAGACGAAGATGTTCTCGGGCGAGAAGGCGATGAACTTGTTGCGCCTCATGGCCTCCACGAAGATGTCGGGGATGGTGTCGAGGACGTTCTTCTTCCCGAGGATGAGGTCGTTGCGGAGCTGCAGCGGGAGCTCGAAGGTGTAGATGGGGTCAGCGCCGGCGAAGCCCGGGTCGATGTTGACGTACTCCGGGTTCCAGCGCTGCAGGCGGATGCGCCTCATGTCCCGCTGGTAGAAGTCCTTCACGATGGCGGGGCCCACCGCGTTGCACTTGGTGCATTCGATGATGTACTCGAGGTTGCGCCACTTGTACTGGGTCTTCCCCGCCTTCTCCTCGAAGCCGCACTGCCGGCACTTGAGGAACTTGGTGAAGGGGAAGTGGACGGTGACGAAGCAGTTCCCGTAGGTGTAGAAGTCCAGGCCGCACTCGATCTGGAAGGCGCGGTAGCGCAGGTGCTGCCCCAGCAGCGCTTCCCACTTCTCCTTCACCTTGGCGTCCCGCTCGTCGATGACGATCTCGGTGATGGGGTACTCGGCCATCTTGGTGATGGTCGCGTTGATGAGAGGGTTGACCAGGTAGTAGTAGCGGCACCACCGCATCAGCGCCTTCTGCGAGGGCGGGAGGTAGGTGTGGCCGATGTCGAAGAAGGGGCTGGGGTAGCGGATGCCACTTCGGGACGTGCCGTCAGCCGTGCGGCCGCGCTGCCCCGAGAAGCGGGACGTGCCACCGAAGCCGAGGCTCAGGTTGTCATAGCTCATCCATGCACCTTCTCTGGTGTGACCTGAGCCTCAGGCTGCACCTCTGCTGGTGCGGCCTTGCGCCGCCGCTTGATGGTGACTGGAGAGACCGAGTTCACGAGAGCCATCCTCGGGTCTACTTGCTGAGGGTTCGGCTTGTGCCCTCGCAGTCTATCAACAGCTCGGCCGGCAGTGGCCCCGATCTTCTGTCCGACGATTCCGCCCCCCACTCCCCCGGTGAGCCCGAAGGGGGAACCGATGAGGCCCCCGATGGTGCCGCCAGCGAAGTCCCCGATGCGCTGGCCTCGGCCCCGGTCTTGCCCTGTGGGGTCTTCCTTGTGCCGAAGCTCGTTGGCCCCCATGGCCAGGCCGAGGCCCATCATGCCGGCCATGACCGGGTGCTTCCCGGGGTTCAGGGGGTTCTTGCCCATGACGTCTCGAGCGGTGAACTTCGCGCCCTCGATGGTCCCCTTCACCGGGTGGGCGAAGCCCTTGGCAGTCTGGACTGCATTCGAGAACGCTCCGGCGATAGGAGCTCCAAGCCTCCGGGGGGTGGTGAGCCCGCCGATGGCGTTGGCGATGGGCTTGCCGATGTTCTGAAGGATGCTGGCCTTCTTGGTCTTCTCCAGGGTGTCGAAGACCTTATCTACCAGCCTGTCACCCACGGTGTTTCTACACACCGGGCAAGAACTCCTTCTGCAAGGGACTGTAGGACTGAACGAAGAGATCTTCTCCATCTCATTGATGAAGGCGGCCTGCACCTCGTTGGAGATCTTCATCAGGAGACCCCCAGCCATCCCTTGAGCGCGGTGAGCTGTTCGGCGAGCTGCTTGCGCCGAACGTTCATGTAGTCGCGGGCGATGATCAGCTTCATCACCTGGACGTCGATCTCGTTCTCCTCGAGGGCGAGCTCCTTAGCCGGCTTGTCCTTGAGCTCTTCCCAGCGCTTCTGCACCGGCTGGTGGTCGTGGGTCACGATGAGCTTGAGGTTGCGCCCCCGCCCCGCGGCCACCAGCTCCTGCACTGGCCTCATCGAGAGGCCCTGCTCGGGGGAGAACTTCTGGGTGCAGGTGTCGCAGAAGCCGTCATGGAAGAGGGCCGAGTCCTCGTTGCCACAGTCCATGCAGTGGTACTTCGGCTGGCTCACCTCGAGCTGGATGAAGTCGAGAGGAGATGGGACGAAGGTCACCTCTTCATGCAGCACCGCGGCTGCCATGTAGAGCTTGACCTCGTTGTCGAAGTCGACGCGCCGGATGTGTTCGAGCATGTCCACCGCGGCGTAGAGCTGCTCGAGCGAGGGGGCCTGCATGTGGTCCCACCGCGGGATGTTGTTGTTCAGGCCCTGGACGATCTTCTCGAAGACCTGCCACTTCTGCCAAGGCAGGGGGGAGATGTGCAGCGTCTTCACGCAGTTGATCTTCGCTCGGGCGTGCTCGGAGATCTGGCTCTGGAAGAGGCGCTGGACTTCTTGCCAGAGCGTGGCCACGTCCCAGCCGTACCACTCCAGGCCGAAGCTCTTGAGCAGGGCGAAGTCGAGGACGACAGGGTGGGTGTCGTGGTGGGTGAAGAGGTTGCGGATGCCAACTGGGGTCCCGGCGTCCGGGTCCGTGCGGATGAGCTCCTCCTCCACCGGCGAGCCCTCCAACGGTGCTGTCTGCTTCGTCGACCCCATGAGAAGGTCGAAGAGGTCTTGCTCGGAGGACAAGAGGACTCCTAGTGCAGGTGCTGCCCGAGCTTGGCGGCGACGTTGGAGAACCAGCCCGGCTGCACCTTGCGCGCTGCGTTCATCACCGGGGCGGCTCCGCGCGAGGAGACGATCCCCTTCGCCAAGGGCTTGGCGACTGCCAGAGGCTTGGCAGCCTTCTGGGCAGCCTGGGCCGCGTGGAACCGGGCGTAGGCCTCTCCGGACTGCCCCATGCCCTGGGTTCCCTGCACCCCGTGGGAGGTCATCACGTTCGTGATGCCCTGGCTCTCCTTCTTGAAGAGGGAGAGGGCCCCATCGACGACAGAGGCGTGCTTGATGCCCTGCCAGGCGGCCTTCGCAGCCCCCCTGAACCCGCCCCCGGCCTTGAACGCCTCCCGGCCCTTGGTGGCCATGGAGTGAACGGCCGGGGCAGCAAGAACCCCCAGCCCACCCAGCTCCGCGGCGTGCTCCCCGCGCTCGGACATCTTCTTGCCCCTCATCTTCTGGATGGTGGGGGCGGCGAGAGTGGCGAGGCCGGCGGCTTCCGCGGCCGCGTGCCAGGCGATCTTCTCGAGCTCGTCCTTGAAGCTGACGTAGGTGCGGACGTCCATCTCAGTCCTCGTTGGCCAGGCGGGCCATGATGGTCTTGGTGGGGGCTGGCATCGACTCGAAGATGGCGACCGGGTCCTGGGAGAAGGCCTGGGCCACGTCCGGGGAGAAGTTCTTGGAGATGGCATCGGTCTGGGCCAGGGCCCTGAGCTGACCCTCGCTCACGTTGTTCCCCTCGGAGTCGCTCCAGGACCAAGGGTCCACGGCCGCGCTCTTCTCCTTGCCGCCGAAGGTGGCCAGGTAGGGATCGGACACTGCGCCGCCCCAGTGCCAGTTCAGGCCGCAGGCTGTGTCCACCTGAGCGAGCAGCTCGACGAACTGGTCGGGGGTGACCGAGCTGCGCTTCTCCTTGAGGACGTTGTAGCTGTCCGCGAACTCCTTGGGGGCGTTCGCCTTGCGCGCAGCGATGTGGGCCTCGACGTCGGAGGCGAACTCAGTGGAGCCGTAGCGGTCCAACAGCTCCGAGGAGGTCTTGATCTTCAGCTCCTCGATGCGGTTGGTGACCGGGACGGCGAACTCGTGGCGCTGCGCCGGGCTCATCTCCGACCAGTGCTCGTCGAAGTAGTGGATGGCGGCCACGACGTCGCCGTAGCTGTCTAGTGGGTAGCGTCCGCCGGCGATGAACTCGGGGGCGCTCTTCTTGGTCATCGCCTTGGCGCTCTTGCCGGAGACGTCGACGAACGTGTTCTTGAAGTTGACCTCGAGGTCACCCTTGCCGGGGCCGACGGCGAAGGAGTTGGGGTCCTTCATGGGGCCGGGCTCTGGCTTGGCCGGGTTCTTCTTGTCGGGGCCGTTGTCCTTCACGTCGTCGGTCAGGGTCGTACCCCCACCCTCGACGCCAGACTTCTTCTCCATCTCCGAGAAGCCCTTCTTGGCACCGAGGCGGAGGAAGTCCTGCTTCTTGGCCGACGCCGTCTTCATCTGGTTGGCAGTCGGGATGACACGCCCACTGTCGGCGCCGCCGCGGACCGAGACCAGGTTGGTGCGCTGAGCCCAGTCGGCCTCGTCGCCCACCACGGGCTGGCGCATGGAGTCGCGGGTGCGGCTCATGCCCGTCGCCGCGGCCTTGTAGAGCACGAAGGGGGTCAGCTCGAGCCCGAAGTCCTCAGCGAAGGTGGCGATGTTGGCCGCGGCCACCTTGACCGCCTCGTCGGGAAGAACGTCGGCCGCCTGCTCGAGGTAGAGCATCGAGAGCAGCGTGTTTCCCGCGTCGATGCAGGCGAACTTCCTCATCACCATGCCCTCGTTGTTCATCTTGAGGGCGTAGGCCTCATCTCGAAGAACCTCTCGCTCTTCGGGCGAGAGGATGTGCGCGGTCTTCACCAGCTCGGGCAGCTCTTCCTTCGTGGGGAAGGTCTGCTTGAGAAGAGATCCGGTGGGGTCGTCGTAGAAGTCGAACACCACGCCAGCGGTCTTCATGAGCTGCTCCTTGGATCTGAGGGTAGCGGGTCGAGTGTAGGGCCGCGCCGGAGGGTTGGTCAACGAGTTCCCACCACTGGAGGTGCCGCGAAAGAACTCGCGATTCCTTGGCATAAGAAGCTGCAGGCAAGGTCTTCACTTTCAGCTTGCAGGAGGTGAACGTTGGCAGAGTTTCGGTACGGGGTGCCCAACGCACCCGTCATCGAACGTCCCAGATGCTGGGGTCGTTCATTCGACGAGATGTCCGGCGAGTGTCGCCGTTGCGGGTATCAGAACTCCTGCAAGGACGAGATCATCCGCTTGAACATCAACCGCCAGATGCCGGCCCCAGGAGTCCAACCAGCCTACGGAGGTCCGATCCCCACAGCCCCCTACGCATCCCCCCAACCGGCCCAGCCGATGATGATGCAGTACTCGATGGTTCGGGCCCAACCCCAGGCGGCCCCTGTCGCCCACGAAGCGGCGCAGCGGGCGCTGGTGCAGATGCAGCCCCCCATGCAGCAGCCGCCGTACGGCTGGCTGCACGACCCCCTCTACTACACGATGGCAGCCACTCCTCCCCCGGTCCGTCCGCAGATGCAGGGCGAGTCCTTCGTGGAGCGGGTGGCGAAGAACGCAGGACTGGCGATGGTGGAGGCCTTCTTCGGCCAGTGCTTCTTAGCTGTCCGTCAGCTCATCTTGCCCCCGGCTCCGAAGAAGCCGGAGGTCATCGACGTGCAGCCAGTCGCCCCTCAGCCGCCTCCCCCGCCGCAAGCGTAGGACAAGGGTTGCAGTACAGACAATGTACAGATAGAACTGTACTGCAACCCACCACCTGTGGAGATCCAAATGGGCCAGACCCAGACGGCAGCGTTGGAGATCGGTCGCACCATCCGGGAGGCCCGGCTCGATATGGGGTACACCACTCGAGCCAGTCTCGTGGAGACGCGACCGCTGAAGGGCAAGATCACCCAAGAAGGGCTTCGGAAGATCGAGCAGGGTGAGCGAGTACCCCGCTTCGAGAACCTGGACCTCATCGCCAGAACCCTCGGGCTCAGCAAGCACAAGGTCAAGGAGCTCAAGGAGCTCGCCCTCCGCACCAGCATCGCTCGTGTGACGCACCAGATGTCCAACGCGGACGTGACCTTCGAGATCGAAGGACGTCCCATGCGCGTCACCGCTCTGCCCCCAAAGAGGAATGCAGAGGCTTTCGTTCGCGAGGCGGTCGAGGAGCTCTTGAAGCTGGTCGACAAGTATGGTGTCTTGCCGGCTGACCTCGTTCACTTCCGGAGGCACGCCAGAAACATCCTCCTCCACAAGCTATCCTAGTGGAGGGCTGTGATGCCTCCTCCCGACACGTACAGCCATGACTACTACCTGAGCCACAAGACCAAGTGGACCGACGCCAAAGCAAGAGCTAAGGCTAAGGACCACAGGGTCAAGCATGCCGTGACTCTAGAGTCACGGCGTTTGTAGTTGATCACGACCACTCCTGTTGCTCGGGAGCGAAATCTTGCGGCCACTGTATCCGAGGTTTGACATGCCACACCTGCAATCTCCTACTCGGGAACGCCAAAGACAACATCAAGATCCTGGAGGGGGCGATCAACTACTTGAGGAGATGGCAATCCGTTACCAAGGTCAGACCCTAAAGTGGGCCATCAAGGAACCGGACAAGGCGTACGTCGCTGACCGGCTCTGGCTGCCCAAGAAGTTTGTGCGCCCAGGGCCGGTCAGGACGGCTCTCGAGTTCAAGATCAACGGCCAGGTCGGCGTCACCGAAGATGGCAGGCCGCGCACGGGCCAGATCACCCTGGCCCTGTGGGATGAGTCCGCTCACCACATCGTCTGCCCCCGAGAGTTCCTTCCGGCGTCCCAGTACGTCCACTACAAGTTCCCCTTCGTCGACCTGCGCCCGGAGTTCCAACGGGTCGCCTTCAATGACCTGGTGAAGTGCCGGGATGGGGACCAAGAGAGAGCCTGGGGATCCCTCTCTCAAGCCGACAACGGCATCCTCAACCTCGCCTGTGGCAAGGGCAAGACCCGCCTGGCCCTCAAGAAGATCGCGGCCAAGCAGACCCCCACGCTCGTCGTGGTGCCAGACAGCGGCATCCTCGAGCAGTGGAAGGAGTCCATCTACGGCAACCGGGCCAAGGGCATCCTGCCCAGCTTGGAGTTCGACGGCGAGCTGGGCATCATCCAAGGTCCAGTCTTCAACTGGGCCAGGCCTCTCACCTTAGCTCTCATCACCACCTTGGCTCTTCGCATCCGAGATGGGGCCATCCCCGAAGACCTCTTCCGCTACTTCGGGTACATCGTCTTCGATGAGATCCACATCCTGGGGGCCCCTGTCTTCAGCCTGTGCGCGCCCCCCTTCTATGGAGACCGGCTTGGGCTGACGGCGACGGTGAAGAGGGAAGACGGGATGGACCCCATCTTCCGCTACCACATCGGCGAGCCGTTCTACTCCGACCTGACCCAGGACCTCATCCCGAAGATCTACTTCCAGCAGTCCCCCGCCCGCATCAACTACGAGGACTCCAGGAACGACGAGGGCATCACCAACATCTCCCTCTTGCGGGTGGAGCTGGGCCGCAACCTGACGGCGAACATCTACCGCTACTGGTGCATCAGGCAGGCTCTAGACGCTGGCAGGAAGATCCTCTGCCTCTCCCACTCCAAGGATCAGCTCAAGCTCTTCCATGCCATGTTCCCCGGCTCGGCCATCATCATCCAAGAGACCGACCGAGAGAGGCGCATGGAGATCCTCAGGGAGAGCCGCATCTGCTTCGCCATCGCGAAGCTGGGCTCTCAGGGAGTAGACGACGACCAGCTCGACACGCTCTTCTGGCTAACTCCGTTCCGCTCGAAGGTGGCGCTGCAGCAATCGATGGGGCGCATCCAGCGCAAGAAGGCAGGCAAGAGAAACCCCATCGTCACCGTCTTCGAGGATTGGCTGGCTCCCCCCCTGAAGAACCTGTGCTCCTCCATCAAGAGCACGCTGCGCGAGTGGAAGTACCAGTTCGAGGTGGTCAAGCCCTTGAGGGTGCCAACTTCCCTGCCCCCTGAGGTACAAGCAGAGTACGACCGCACCTTCAAAGAGCTACCGGATCGGACCAAGAGTGCTGTCGCCGACTCCGGAGGAGACGACTAGAACATGAGCCTCAACATCGTCACGCCCCCGGCCCCGAAGAAGAGGGGCCGGGGAAGGCCGAAGATTGTCAGCGAGATCGTGAAGCCTGACGACGATCTCTTCGGCTCCAAGCAGGAACGACTGCAGCAGCTCTACGCGAAGTGGTACGGCTGCCAGAAGTGTTCCCTCGGGAGCCTCCGCCAGGCGACGACCGGAAACTCGGACATCGTCTTTGGAGAAGGCAACGCCAACGCCCACATTATCATCGTGGGTGAGGCTCCGGGGGAGAAGGAGGAGAGCACCAACATCCCCTTCGTCGGCCCCTCCGGCGAGCTGCTCAACCAGCTCATCGCCATGTGCTCGGACGACCCTCAGATCCAGGAGCTGGTGGAGTGGTATCTGAAGGCGCCACGGAAGAGGGAGAACATCGCTCTCTTCCACAAGCATGTGACGGACTGGCGACACCGGGAGTTCTTCCTGACCAACGCGGTCGCCTGCCACCCTCCCGAGAACGCCACGCCCAGCTTCGACATGGTGAAGATCTGCTGGCCGCGGCTCTGGAACATCATCTACACCATCGACCCGCTCTTGATCGTCCCCTGTGGCAACAGCGCGCTCTCGGCTGTGCTGCAGAAGGCGCAGGTGAAGATCACCGCGGAGCGGGGGAAGATCTTCGACATCACCCACCAAGGCAAGATCGGCAAGGCGTCCTACCCGGTCATGCCCGTCTTCCACACCAGCTACCTGATGAGGAAGGCGGACTGGCGGGTGAAGGGTGGCGACTGGAAGAAGTCCGGTGATGACTGGAAGAGGATCATGAGGGTCCTCGACTTCCTCCGCCACAAGCACTACGGAACGCCGATTCCGGATCGACGCTTCACCAGAGAGGTCATGTTCATTTGAAGGGCTACGTCGCCTTCTGGAAGTACGACACCTTCCCCTACGTGCTCTCCGGCTACATCACCAAGATGCGCGAGGACGGCTCCGTCGAGACGGAGGGCTATGGGAAAGGGCACTGGTTCATGCCGTTCAAGATCCTCCCGCCCGTCTCTGGCGGGAAGCTGCAGGCCGACCTGAAGATCCTGGAGCTCCAGTACCGCAACGCACTCCTGAACCTCCAAGAAGAGTGGGTGAAGAAGCGCAACGCACTCATCACTGTCCCCAAGGAAAAGGCATGAGCGAGAAGAAGGAGTACGAGAAGGCAGTCGAGGAGTACGACAAGGCCCACGCGGCCTACGTCGAGCGCCAGGAGTACATCGAGAGCGGGCGATGCCTGGCTGACATCTTCGCCATGGGCGGGGGTGACATCGAGAAGATGCAGGCCCAGTGGAAGATCCTCTGGGATCAGCTCCGCACTCTGCTCGAGAACCGCAACACGGCTCTCAAGACCGCGCAGAACGCGCTGAGGCAGGTCGTTCAGCTCGCGCCCTTCCAGTGGCGCGGGGCCACGGGCAAGCCCTCGGTGGTGACCGCGGGCGGCTTCACCGCCACCTCCGTCACCTCGCGCTGGTTCGACGGCGAGGACCTCATGCGCCGCGCCGGAGAGCATGGCCTGGCCGAGCGGCTCCTAGAGGTCGAGTCGGTCAACAAGGACGGCCAGCGGTACAAGATCGTCAAGCCGGTCTTCGAGATCGACTACGACGAGGTCGCCAAGTGGATCAAGAACAACCAGCTCGACGACCTCATGAACGCCTACGACGAGAAGGAGAAGACGCCGCAGGTGAAGGGCCCCAAGGCTCTCGCCTTCCTGGGGGAGAAGAAGGAGTCCTGATGCCTGTCCAAGAGGTCTCCCAAGAGCTGCCGCACTTCTCCATGCGGTACACCGTCTACCTGAAGAACGAACCCGACATCCGCTACACCTACGAGGGCAACGTGCCAGAAGAAGTGCTCGACCAGTTCCAGAAGATCGTCGGCAACGGGTTGGCTCGGGTCAGCCTGAGCATCCCCATCGACTTGAAGGACTTCGGCAACGGCGCCGGCGCGCACGTCTCCATCAGCCTGACGTGCAACCAGGACGCGGCCACCATCCACCAGGCGCACACCTTGGCGCTGCAGGCGGCGATGCACTACGTCAAGGCGGACCTGGCGCAGGCGATCCAGGAGTTCGACCAGATCCAGGCGCAGCGCAAGGGCCAGGTGCCACCCCCTGGGCAGCAGCGTGCGTGGTGAGTAGACTCGTCGGATGATCACCACCGATGGGAAGTGCCGAGTCGACAGCGTCGCCGTGGGCGAGGCGTCGTTCAATCTCCTGGGGCCGGCTCCCGCTCTCACCGTGAAGTACGCTCTCTGCAATCGCGAGAGCGGACTTCGCTACGGAGCCGGCAACAGGAACCAGGGCTGGAGCCAGGAGACGCTGACCTGCTTGCAGGCCCTGGCGGACAGCATCGAGAAAGACATCTGTGCAGACGTTTTCGACGGAGACCCCAGAGCTAGTGCCGAGGAGGATGCGCTTGGCACTACTGATGGTGTAGCCGGCTTTTGATTGACAGCCGACGTCGCCAACCTCACACTCGCGGACGCTTTGAGCCCTTGCAGGGGCAATCCCGTGGGACAGCAACTCCTCATTCGAGGTCGGTACAAGACTGGGCCACTCCTGCCTTAGGTGGGGGTGGCCCTTTGACGTTTGGCGGAAGGAGCCAACATGCCGAGCAACAACCTTGAGATGGCGCTGATCACGAAGGTGATCGATGACAAGGACTTCCACGGCTTGGAGAAGTCCCAGATCACCGAAGAGTTCTTCGCCACTCCCGAGGCTGCCGAGCTGTACCGCTATCTCCGAGAGGCGTTCCACGACCCCGTCTCTCCGGGCCAGGTGCCGAGCCGCGAGATGGTGAAGATGAGGTTCCAGGGGTTCTACCCATTCCCCTCCAACGACTCCGTCGCGGTGCTCGCTGCAGAGCTGCGCCGGCAGAAGGTGAGGATGGAGATCGCGCAGCTCGCTCTTAACCTCCAGGTCGAGGTGGAGCGCAATCCGCTGGAGGCGATGGCCACCTTGCGAGTTCACACCTCGCGCATCTCGGCGCTGGCCGAGGTGGGGCAGGACCTGTCCATGTCCGCCGCCTACTCGATGATCCGTCAGCAGTACGAGCTGGTCTCCCAAGGCCACGGGCTCATCGGTCTTCCGTACCCGTGGGCCCCGATCAACGAAGAGACGCAGGGGATGCAGCCAGGACAGTTCATCGTGCTCTACGGCCGGCCCAAGAGCTTGAAGAGCTGGCTCGCCATCTACATCGCGGTCTACACCTACACCCACTCGCGCAAGAGGGTCCTCTTCTACACCCGCGAGATGCACCCCAACCTGGTCGCATGGCGCACCGCGGCCTGCATCGTCGGGGTCGACTACAAGGCCTTCAAGAACGGCAAGCTGCAGCCTGAGCTTCGCCAGCAGGCCTTCAATGTCCTGCAGGGCCTAATGGACGACGAGCACAACGAGATCGTCGGCCACGGTTGCCATCCAGAGTTCAAGATCGTCTCCGACCACGGCTCCTCAGGCGGGAGCGGTGGTGGCGGTATCGCGTGGCTGCGAGCGAAGATCAGGGAGTTCCGCCCGGACCTGTGCGTCGTCGACGGCATGTACCTGATGAAGGACGACCGGGACAACAAGAGGAGCATCGACTGGAAGAACATCGCCCACATCAGCCAGGACGTGAAGCTGACCGCCCAGGAGTTCAACATCCCCATCATCGGGGTCACCCAGGCCAACCGCGGTTCGGAGAAGTCCAAGGGCGAGGACCTGACCGAGCTGGCCTACGCCGACGCCCTGGGCCAGGATGCTGACGCCGTCTTCAGGGTCTCGAAGGTGCTCAAGGTCGACGAGAACACCAAGACGAAGCAGACCGAGCTGTACCTCACTGCCCCGGGTCTGCGCGAGGGGGTCTTCGAGGGCATCGTCATCCGTGGTGCCCCCGCCACGGACTTCAGCACCATCCTCAGGACCCTCACAGGTGCAGCGGAGGGTGATGATCTCGAAGCCAAGAAGGAAGCTGATTCCCACGGCGCCCGCTCGAACTTCAAGCGCCCAGAGTTCAGGGACCCCAGGGTCCCGAGCATCCGATGAGGTAGAGAGTGCGCGACCAAGTTCTCGCGCTCCTACAACGCCACCTCCCGGGGCCGTTCCGAAAGTTGGGAGGCGGTCAGATCCTGACGAAGTGTCCCTTCCACAAGGGTGGCGAGGAGCGCAAACCCAGCTTCTCCATCAACCTCGACAACGGGGTGTGGCACTGCTTCACCTGCCACGAACCAGGGGACGACAAGAAGAGCAAGGATGGGGGAACCCTCCGTCAGTTGCTCTTGAAGCTGTCCGTTCCCCAGTCTGCTCTGGATGCAGAGCTCAAGATCATCGAGCCCTACCTCGAGCAGAAGCAGAAGGCCTTCAAGGTCGAGCAGAACAGCTTCTTCAACGACCGGGACCCGTTCCAGTCCAGCTTCATCCTCGACGAGGTCCTCATCGGGCTCTACCGGCTCTGCCCGACGAAGTTGGTAGCTGACGGATTCGACCCGCGGCTGCTCCGGGAGATGGAGGTCGGCTACGACCGGGACCTCCACCGCATCATGTACCCACTCCGCGACATGTACGGAAACCTGGCGGGCTTCTCAGGAGGTGTCACCGACCTCACCCAGCAGCAGAACCCGAAGTACAAGGTCTACCAGGGCCGACGCTTCGATGAGATGAACAAGCGGTGGATCCCCGGAGACTTCAACTCAAGGTTCGACCAGGAGTATCCGGAGTACCGCTGTGAGAACCACGACTTCCTGTGGAACTTCCACCGGGTCTACCAGAGGCTCCTGGGCGTGTCAGACCCGGGTGCTACGGTCTTCGTCGTCGAGGGCTTCAAGGCCTGCCTCTGGATGGTCCAGAGCGGCTTCATCAACACGGTGGCGCTGATGGGAAGCTACATCTCCGACCGACAACAGAAGATGCTCCATCGTCTCGGTTGCACTGTCGTGCTGTTCCTCGACAACGACGATGCGGGCATCAGGGCCACCTTCAACGTGGGCAACTTGCTCTGGCGTCCGATGTACGGCAGGGTTCAGGTCGTCCCGTACCCGGAGGAAGACGCAGACACGCAGCCAGACGACTACGAAGCAGATGCAGTGCAAACCCTAGTCGGGAGAAGGAAGTCCTTCCTCGACTACATCCACTCAGTCAGAAGCGGCGCTCGTTGGTAGCGCTGGAGGAAACAACACATGACAGTGACGTCTGCATTCCGCCGCTCCGTGGTGGCGGACACCAAGAAGAAGGGCGGCCGTCGGGGCAGCTTCTACGACCGATACCGCCTTCCCGCTGAGCCTGCGCCGGAAGCCGCCATCGTCCTCATCCGTGGCGACTACATCGACCCGTCGCCGGCGCCCGAGCAGCTCGAGATGGACCCGGCGACTGGCCGGCCCAAGGACGTTCACAACCCGTACTTCAAGGTGCGGAAGCACAAGCACATGATGAAGAAGAACGGGAAGGACTGGTTCGCCGACGAGGTCTGCTCGGCTGGCCACGACCCCCACAACCCCCAGCCGTGTGTGGGCTGCTACGCGATGGACACCGGCAACAAGGCCGTCGGCGTCGCCGAGAACTTCGCCTTCGGCATCGTCCACCTGGCCTACTACCACGGCCACCCGCTGCTCGACGACCACGGGCAGATCACGATGAAGAAGGACAAGCCCGGGGAGCAGGTCACCATCTACGACGAGTGCGAGGGCCGCACCTGCAACTACTGCAAGGTGATGAACGACCAGCCCCCGCTGGCCTCCCAGGACAACCCCTGGCCCGGCTACCCGAAGCAGACCCTCAGCACCATCTTCGGGCGCAGGCGCTACCTGGAGATCGGCAAGGGCCACCTCAGCGACATCGCCGGCATCGACTCCATCGTCGGGAGCCTGTGCGGCAACTGTGGCTCCCAGCTCACCACCGATGGGTTCATCTGCCCGTCCTGCAACTCGATGATCATCGACATGGGGAACGACCCCCGAACCGATGAGCAGATCGCGGTGGAGGTCAACAAGCCGTACCCCTGCATGCGCTGCCAGCGGGCGGTGATGGCGCAGGAGGTCATCTCCTGCGAGGTCTGCGAGCGGCAGAACCAGAAGGGGGTGCAGCTCTCGCTGTTCGACGTGGTGATCTCGGCGAGGCGTCAGGGTGAGGGCACGAAGAGCCACATCACCCGGTCGAACCACTTCACCATCGAGCAGTTCGCCTCGCGCATCGACCCGCGGTGGCTCAACGGGAAGACGCTGCGGGACTACATCGCCGAGCTCATCGGGACGCAGCCCTACGACTTCGCGGAGATGTTCGCGCCGCGGTCGCTGCAGGATCAGAGCAAGAGGCTCGAGCTGCCGATGCCCCCGGGCATGGGCGGCGGGCCCGGCCCGCAGCAGCAGTACCAGCAGTACCAGCCGGCGCCCGCTGTCTACGGCGCCCCTCCGCCGGGCGCGCAGCAGCCGCCTCCGCAGATGGCGCCGCAGCAGCCCGGCCCGCAGCCGGCGGGTGTCGTTCCGCCGCCGTACTACGGACGCTAGACCATGAGAGGGCCCTCGGAAGCTACCCGAGGGCCCTTTCTTACCCACGAGAGTTCTCCCATGTTCTACGAGACTGTCTCCGCCTTGCGGCGAACTGGCTTCGACATGTCCATCCCTGCTGGCCAGTGGGTGGACTCGGTCCGTGAAGCCACAGCCTGGGGCCAGCGCTTTCTCCAGACCTACCGACGCAACAACGGCCTGGGCATCGACACCGAGACCACTGGCCTCGACAAGCTGCGCAACCGGGTGGTGGTGTGGTCCCTCTCTGATGGGGTCGACCGCATCTGCATGCCGGCCGAGTTCCTCGGGCTTCTCAAGACGATGATCCTCGAGAACCCTGCCATCCCGCTGAACGGCACCAACATCAAGTTCGACGCCCACATGATCGCCAACTCCGGCGCCGACATCTCCAAGGCGGGGGAGTGGCGTGACACCCTGGTCATGTCGTTCTTGCGGAACGAGAACAACTTCGGCCGCCACGGTCTGAAGGAGAGCACCGTCGACCACTTCGGCCGGACGACCCCACACTTCAAGGAGGTCTTCGGCACCCCCATCCCGCAGCTCAAGAACAAGAAGGGCGTCATCACCCGAGCTGCAGTGACGGTGGGAGACCTGGTCCGCCAGGCCTTCACGCTTCCTTCTGAGCCCTCCTACCCTGCCGAGATGCCAGAGCTGGAGCGGAGTGTCCTCTGGGGTCAGTACCAGGCACGGCTCGAGAAGTTCAAGCAGGCCTGCGACTACGCCAGCCTGGACGCCTACAACTCGAACGCGCTCGTTCACTTCTTCGACGAGGAGCTGGACAGCGTTGCCATCGCTCCGGGCTACACGCTCAAGAACTACTTCTACTCGGTCGAGGTGCCGTTCACGAAGGTGCTCTGGAAGATGGAGCGCCGCGGCATCACGGTGGACAGGGGACACCTCGAAGAGCAGCGCGGGCCGATGGAAGCAGAGATGAAGGCCATCGAGCAGGAGTTCGCCGAGGCGCACCCCCTCATAGATGAGGAGGGGAAATCGGTGGCTCCCAACCTCAACTCCACCATCGACATCCGGAGGGTCTTCTTCGAGAAGCTGGGCAAGGTTCCGCTCAAGTTCACCAGCGGGGGTCAGTCCGGGAACAAGCAGCCCTCTGTGGACGCTGACGTCCTGGACCAGTGGGCAGGTGAGGGTGATCTCTGGGCCATGAAGCTCCTGCGCTTCAGGTCCATCGCCAAGATCCACGGCACCTACATCAAGGGGCTCGAGGAGTGGATCGACCCCAACTACCGCATCCACACCTCGCTCAACCAGATTGGCGCGGTGACGATGCGGCTGTCCTCGAGCGAGCCCAACCTGCAGAACATCCCCCGACCCAGCGAGGACCAGTACAAGATCCGGGAGGCGTTCACGCATGGCGAGCGCATGATGCTCGTGGTCGCGGACTACGAGCAGCTCGAGATGCGGCTGATGGCCCACTTCTCAAGGGACGAGAAGATGATCGACGCCATCAGGCGCGGGGTCGACCTCCACTGCCTCACGGTCGCCGAGATGTACGGCATCCCCTACGACGACGTGAACAACGCCAAGAAGGCCGACAAGGACGTCAAGAGTGGCAAGCGGAAGGAGGCCCTCACCCCCCGCGAAGAGGAGCTGCTGTTCTTCCGCCAGGCTGCCAAGGCCACCGGCTTCGGCATCATCTACGGCATCGGTGGCCCCCACCTCGCCGCCAACCTCACCAAGGAGCTGAAGAAGCTGGTGTCGGAGCGCGAGGGCTGCGACCTCATCAACAAGTGGTTCGGGGTCTTCCCGGGCGTCAAGGACTACATCGACCGGAAGAAGAAGGACATCGAGCACTACGGCTTCGTCCAGACGCTCGTGGGTCGCTTCCGGCGCTTCGGCGACCTGAGAGGCATGACCAGGATGGACGCTGCTCGAGAGCTGCGCCAGGGCGTCAACAGCATCGTCCAGGGCTCGGCTTCGGACCTGGCCAAGAAGGCCATGCTCATCTGCGAGGAGGACCCGGTTCTCAAGGAGTGCGGCGCCGTCCTGCTCCTG